GAGGCGAGCACACGCGAGGCGATTTCAAAGAAAGGGGGTTCAGACCGGTGACGGAGGCCGGATACGCGGAAGAGATCAAACGAAAGTGCGAGGCATTGAACGTCTGGCGGGATGAATTTGCCAGGACACAGAAACGCCTCGCAAAAATCTATCTGCGGATCGACGCGGTGGAGGAGGAATTTGAGCGCACCGGAGGCCACGCGATCATCACGCACACCAACAAGGCCAAGGAAAAGAACGCGGTGCGAAACCCTTTCCTCGTGGAGATCGATCTGCTGTATGACCAGGCGCTCACATATGAGCGGGAGCTGGGGCTGACACCGGCGGCGCTCAAGCGGATCAACGAGGAGGCGCTCAAGCGGAAAAAGGCGAGCGGCCTGGAGAACGCGCTGCGACTGCTGGAGGGGTAACGGATGACACACACGCAGGAGGAACTCGCGGCGATGTGCCGACGCGAGGGCGGGTGGATCATCACGCCAACCGGAGAGAAACTGCCGGAGCACATCGAGGGCAAATACGCCAAGGAGGTCATGGAGTACGCCACCGGGGTGGCCTGTGGTGAGATCGTGGCGGGGATCGACCGTATGCTGGGATGTATACGGTTTTTGCGTTTCCTGGCGCGGGATGACCTGACCATCTCCACCAAAGAGGCGGACTTCGTGATCGGCCTGATCGAGGCGACGTTCAAACACCGGCAAGGCGAGAGCCTGGACGGGCACCCATTGCGGGGCAAGCCGCTGCTGCTGGAGCCGTGGGAGAAGTACGTGATCTATGGCATCATGATCTTCTACATTCGCGGCACCACGGAGCGGATCACAAAAGAGGCGTTCGTGTTCATCCCCAGGAAGAACGGAAAGACCATCCTGATCGCGGCGCTGGCCTGGGCGCTGACCATCCTGTCCCGGAAAAGCGGGGCGGTGTGCTATGTGGTGGGCGCGGCGCTCAAGCAGGCAATGGAAACCTTTTCGGACTGGCAGTATGTGCTGGAAAACAGCCTGTACGATGGCAGGAAAGACGCCGAGGCGGACGGGTGGAGAATACTGGACAGCAGCATGGGCCACTCGATCAGCAACGGCAACATCCTTGGCGGTTCAATCGCGCTGCACGCGCTGCCGGGCAACCCGGACAAGCAAGACTCCTTCAACGCGCCGTACATCATCGCCGACGAGGTGCACGCCTACAAAAGCCCGGTGCAGTACAACGTACTCAAGGAGGCCGGGAAAGCGTACACCAATAAGCTGGCCATGATCATCACCACGGCGGGCGACAACGGCACTGGCTTCTGCGCCCAGAGGGTGGAATACTGCCGGAAGGTGCTGCGGGGCACGGTGAAGGATGATCAATACTTCATCTTCCTGTGCTGCGCGGACAAGGACGAGAGCGGGAACGTGGACTTTACCGACCCGATCCAGCACCAGAAAGCGAACCCGAATTACGGCGTAACGATCCGGGCGGAGGACATCATGAACGAGGCCGTGCAGGCCCAGAACGACCCGCAGCAGCGAAAGAACTTCCTGGCGAAAAGCCTCAACGTGTTCACCAGCGCGATGAACGCCTATTTCAACATCGACGAATTTAGGCGGAGCAACGAGGCAGCGGGGAAGGAGTTGGGCATCGATCCCGCATGGAGCACGGACGAGAAGCTCAAGCGGCTGGCCAAGCTGGGGATCGACTGGTACGGCGGGGCAGACCTATCCAAGCTCCACGACCTGACGGCGGCGGTACTGCATGGGCAGTACAAGGGCATCGACATCGTGATCCCGCATGCGTGGTTCCCGGTCGTCACCGCGACGGAGAAGGCCAATAAGGACGAGATCCCGCTGTTCGGCTGGCGGGACGAGGGCTGGCTGGACATGTGCAACGCGCCCACCAACGACCACATGGCCGTGGTGAAGTGGTTCCAGCAGATGAAGGCGCGGGGCTTCAAGATCAAGCAGGTGGGCCATGACCGGAAGTTCTGCCGCGAGTATTTTGTGGGCATGAAGGCTGCGGGGTTCAAGATCATCGACCAGCCGCAGTACTTTTACAAAAAGAGCGAGGGCTTCCGGCACATCGAGAAAAAGGCAAAGGAAAAGAGCCTGTACTACCTGGACGCGGAGCCGTACGAGTATTGCGTGAGCAACGTGCGGGCCATCGAAAAGACAGACGATATGGTGCAGTACGAGAAGATCCAGCCGGAGCACCGGATCGACATATTCGACGCGGACGTGTTCGCCTGCGTGCGGATGCTGGAGGACATGGAGCGAGGTAAACGTGCGGCGAACTGGTGGGGAACGGAGAGTGATGGGAGCAAATGAGCAAGATAAACCGGCGGAGGATGCAGCAGCGGGCGCAGCCCACCAAGACGGGCAGCCTGGCGCTGTGGCTAAAGGACGATGACATCTGCTGCGCGGGATACACCAAGATGAGCGACATCCCGGAGATCCAGACGGCGTGCCTGCGGATCGCGGAGCTGATCGGGAGCATGACGATCTACCTGATGAGCAACACGGACGCGGGGGACGTGCGGATCATCAACGAGCTGTCGCGGCAGATCGACATCACGCCCAACGGGAACATGCCCAGGGCGCAGTGGATGACGGCGATCGTGATGAACATGCTGCTCTACGGCAAGGGCAACAGCATCGTCATGCCGCACACCTACGAGGGCACGCTCAAGAGTCTGGAGCCGATCGCGGCGGAGCGGGTGCAGCTGATGCCGGTGGGCAACAGTTACCGGAATTACCGGGTGCTGATCGACGGCGTGGCGAAGAACCCGGACAGCCTGATGCACTTCGTGTACAACCCAGACCCCACCTACCTGTGGAAGGGCAGGGGCGTGACGGTGACGCTCCGGGACATCGCGCAGAACCTCAAGCAGGCGCAAAAGACGGAGAACGCGTTCATGGCATCCGAGTGGAAGCCCAGCGTGATCGTCAAGGTGGACGCGCTGACAGAGGAGTTCGCCAGCCCCGAGGGGCGGCAGAAGTTGCTGGACAGCTACATCAACCCGGCGGTGCCCGGCCAGCCGTGGATCATCCCGGCGGAGGCTTTTTCCGTGGAGCAGGTGCGACCGCTGACACTCAGTGATCTGGCCATCAAGGACACGGTGGAGCTGGACAAGCGCACGGTGGCGTCGGTGGTGGGCGTGCCGGCGTTTTTGTTGGGCGTGGGTGAGTTCAACCGCGACGAGTGGAACAATTTCGTGCAGACCACGGTGCGCTCGATCGTGCTGACCATCCAGCAGGAGATGACCCGGGCGCTGATCACATCGCCCCGGTGGTACCTGATGCTCAACTTCTGGAGCCTCATGGACTACGACATGAAGGCGATGAGCGACATCCTGCTGGCGGGCGCGGATCGCGGATACGTCAACGGCGACGAGTGGCGCGACCGGATGCACATGGAGCCTGCGGGCCTCACGGAATACCATGTGCTGGAAAACTACCTCCCGGTGGATCGGCTGGGTGATCAGAAAAAGCTGGTGGGCAACGAATGAAGGTGATCATCGATTGCCCACACGGGCGGTATGTGGCGGGCATGCGGATCTGGTGCGACAAGATCGACGGACTGTGCCCGTTTCAAAGGTTCAAGGACTGTAAGGGCTGGTGGATACTGACCGACAACGCGGGCAAATGCCCGAAGCGAAAGGAGAAGGAATAATGGCGCTTGGACATTGGGCGGTTGAATATCTTGGCGAAGGAAATGGACAGGACGGCTCCGGCGGGGGCGGGCTGGTGGTGCACGAGAAAAGCTACGACGAAACCGAACAAGTAACTACTTTTGACAAGACATGGCAGGAAGTATATGACGCGATAAGCGCCGGAGTACTTGTGACAATTATCCAAGCCATCCCCGGTGGAGTAACTCCGGGCTATTGCACTTTTGTGGGAGTGCAAGATGGGGTATACACGGTGGCGTTCAGCATGATTGCATCTGATTTACCGCCTTCTGTACTCTCGGCGGGCTCGCCAGACGATTATTTGGATGATGGAGATCATGGTGGCAAATAACCCCACATCAGGAGGCAGCATATGGGATATGTACGAGTGGGCAGTGCCCGCATGAGCAGGAGATGATGAGATGGACAGGGATATGAGGCAGATCCGCACCGTCGGAACGGCGTTTGAGACGCGGGAGGCGGATGACGGACATCCGCACATCAGCGGGTATTTCGCCGTATTCGATTCAAATTACGAGATCGCGCCGGGCATGAGCGAAAGCATCGCGCCGGGCGCTTTTTCGCGGACACTGGGCAACGACGTCCGCGCACTGACAAACCACGACACCACGCTCGTCCTGGGGCGCAACAAGGCGGGAACCTTGGAACTCCGGGAGGACTCGCACGGACTGTGGGGAGACGTGACCATCAATCCGAAAGATGGTGACGCCATGAACCTGTACGAGCGGGTGAAGCGGGGCGACGTGGATCAGTGCAGCTTCGGGTTTGAGATCGTCAGCGAGGAAACCGACTTCCGCGATGACGGCTCGATCCACTGGCGGATCACGGAGGTGAGCCTCCACGAGGTGTCCGTATGCACTTTCCCGGCGTATGAGGCGACCAACGTCAGCGCCCGGGAGGCCCAGCGGGACGCGATGACTGCGCACCGGCTGGAGGACTGGAAGATCAAGATGAAAGGAGTGCTCAATCATGGCACTTAAGGCTCTGCTGCTGAAGAAGCAGATCGACAACAAGCGCAAGGAGCTGGACGCCCTTCGCGCCAAGGAGACCGAGTTCGCCACCCGCGAGGCCGAGCTGACCAAGGCCATCGACGAGGTGGAGAACGACGAGCAGCGCAGCGAGATCGAGGAACTGGTGACCCAGTACGAGAACGAGCACGCGCAGTGGACTGACAACAAGAGCGATCTGGAGAAGCAGATCAGCGACCTGGAGACCGAGCTGTCCGCCGAGGAAGCGGAGCAGGAGACAGAACCCAAGGAACACAAGGAAGAGAGAAAGGATGAATCTGAAATGATCAAGCGTGAAGTCGTGCCCGGCATGAGCATCCGGGACAAGCTGGCCACCTTCGTCACCCGCGAGGACGTGAAGAACTACCTGGGCGAGATCCGCACCTGCATCAAGGAGAAGCGGGCGCTCACCAACATCGGCCTGACCATCCCCGAGGTGCTGCTGGGCCTGCTGCGGGAGAACGTGATCAACTACTCCAAGCTGTACCGCCACGTCAGCGTGCGCCCGGTCGCCGGTACTGCCCGCCAGCTCATCATGGGCAATGTTCCGGAGGCCGTGTGGACGGACTGCTGCGCCAACCTCAACGAGCTTTCCCTGGGCTTCAACGACCTGGAGATGGACTGCTGGAAGGTGGGCGGCTACTTCGCCGTGTGCAACGCAAACCTGGAGGACAGCGACCTCGACCTGGCTGCCGAGCTGATGACCGCGCTGGGCCAGGCGATCGGCGTGGCTCTGGACAAGGCCATCCTGTATGGCCGCAACGCCGCTGGCACCCAGAAGATGCCGCAGGGCATCGTGAGCCGCCTCGCGCAGACCGCAGCGCCCACCGGCTATCCTGCCACCGCGCGTCCGTGGGCTGACTTGCACACCACCAACATCATCAGCATCCCCGCCAGCGCCACCGACGCGGCCCTGTTCAAGGCCATCGTGACCGCCAGCGGCGCGGCCAAGGGCAAGTATGCCCGGGGCGAGAAGGTGTGGGTCATGAACGAGACCACCTACACCGCGCTGATCGCCAACGCCCTGACCATCGACGCGGGCGGCGCGATCGTGGCCGGTGTCAACGCCACCATGCCCGTGGTGGGCGGAATCATCGAGGTGCTGAGCTTCATTCCCGACAATGTGATCATCGGCGGCTACTTCGACCTGTACACCCTGGCCGAGCGTGCCGGTGCGAAGTTCGCCACCTCCGAGCATGTGCGGTTCCTGCAGGATCAGACGGTGTTCAAGGGCACGGCCCGTTATGACGGCGCTCCCGCCATTGCCGAGGCGTTCGTGGCGATCGGCCTCAACGGCACCACGCCCAACGCCACCATGACCTTCGCCAGCGACACCGCCAACACCTGATGATCGCGGTGCGTACCTTCGCGGAGGGCGCGACCATCTACCACCAGGGCGAAGCGTATCCCCGGGAGGGCATCAAGCCCTCCGGGGAGCACATCGAGGCGCTGGTACAGGATGGCCTGATCCGCGAGGATGAGGAAAAGCCGAAGAAAACCCGGAAAAAGTGAGGTGAGATCCATGGCAGTCAACACGGACACCGCGCTGGCCATGGTGAAAACGCGGCTCAACCGACTGCCGACGGACACCACGCTGGACACGTACCTGACGGCGAGGATCAACGCGGCGATCGGGGAGATCGAGGCCACGGGCATCGTGCTGACGGACAGCATGGCCGACCTGATGCTGGTGGTGGACTACGCGGTATACCAGTATGGCAACCGCGACAAAAACACCGGCATGCCGGACTGGCTGCGGCTGCGGAGGCGCGAGCGTTGGGTGCAGCAGGGGGTGAGCGAGTGATCCTGGACAAGGGCATCGCCACCGTATACCACAAGATCAACACCGCAGGCCCGGGCGGAAAGCCAACCTTCGAGAACGTGGCCTTCTGGCAGAGCTGGTACGGCGAATTGAACTTCGAGACCTCGCCCAGCCGCCCCACGGAGAGCCGCGAGGAGATCCGCAACGACGCGCGGGTGCGAATCCTGCAAAACCGCAGAATCAACAACCATGACAGGGTGGAGCTGGCCGAGACGACCGGCTCCATCCTCGTATATGAAGTGACAAGAGCCTGGCATGGGATGGATGAGGAGAGCGGGGAGCAGATCACCGACCTGACCCTGGAGGTGATCGAGCCGTGACGATCAGCGAGATCAAGGCGCTGGTGGTGGGCGTCGATCCCAATGCGGGGCACTATGACAGCGCATACCGGGGATCGAGCGCGTACACCGTATGGCGCGAGGTGCGCGAGATGCCGCTCATGGCGGACGATCTGCACCAGGGCGGGTGGATGTTCCAAATAGACCGGTTCACCAAGAGCGAGGATGACGCGATCGCGGACGCGATCCGGGAGGCACTCGACGCAGACCCGCGAGTGGCCTACCAGCACCTGGTGGACTATGAGGTGGACGAGGGATACATCCACCACATCTACGACTGCGAGGGATACTGATGGCACGATTCGACACCAGCGGGCTGGACGATGTGATGCGCGAGATGACCCGGATGGGAGAGCAGACCGGGGACGTGGCGCAGGCCATGATCCAGACCGGCGCGTATTACGTGCGCGAGGCGTGGAGAAGGGCAGCGGATGAGATGGATCACCGGATCACCGGGGACATGATCGAGTCGATCGGCTACCCGAGGTATCCGTCCTCTTTCGGCGAGGCGCTGTACATCGACATCTACCCGCAGGGCAAAGACCGCAAGGGCGTGCGGAACGCGGAGAAGGCGTTCATCCTGCATTATGGATCGAGCAAGCTGCAAGGAAGCCGCTGGGTTGATCTGGCGGACGAATACAGCGAAGAAACCGCGATTCCGGCCATGCGGCAGGTGTGGGAGAAGTACATCGAGACCGGCACCGTGCCGGAGGCCCCGACGGTCGGCGGAAACAATGGCATCCTGGGGATGCTGAGTAACATGTGAGAGGAGACTGAAACATGGCTTTTGTTGGCATGCTTCACCCGGTGGCGGCGACCATCGCCACCGAGGTCGAGGGCGCGGCCCTCACGTACAACGCGGGCCAGGTGGTGGGCAAGGCGATCAGCGCCACCATCAACTGGACGCGCAACGACAACCCTCTGTACGCGGATGACGCGATCGCGGAGGAGGACAACGGCATCACCGGCGGCAGCATCGAGCTGAACACGGATGACATCCTGGAGGCGGCCCGGGTGTATATGCTGGGCCTGCAGCAGGTGACCGTGGGCCAGAGCACCGAGTACGAGCAGACCGAGCAGAGCGCTCCTTACTGCGGCTTCGGCTACATCCGGGTGCGCAGGAAAAACGGCGCGACGAGCTACCAGGCGCACTGGTTCCATAAGGTGATTTTTGGCGAATCCACCGAGAACGCCCAGACCAAGGGCGAGAGCATCGAGTGGCAGACCCCGACCTTGACCGGGCGGATCATGGGCGTGCGCAATGACGAGAGCGGCGTGGCGAAGTACCGCAGGATCGCGGTGTTTGACACCCTGGAGGCGGCGCTGACCTGGCTGAACGGCAAGGCGGGCATCACCTGATGATTGAGGAGGTACACCATGCTGAATATCGGGGGACGTGACTGGGAGCTGGTATTCAACCTCGACGCCATCGACCAGATGGAGCAGAGGCTCAAAACCAAGCTGGACAGCAAGAGCATCACCGAGACGATGGGCGACCGGCAGAAGCTGGTCGCCCTGCTGTACGTGCTGGCGGAGCAGGGCGAGGCCCTCGCGGGCCGGGAGATCGATGTGGACGAGCGCTGGTTCGCCCGGCGGATCACCCTGGGCAAGCTGCCGCAGGTGCAGACCGAGATACTAGCCGCCATCAGCGACGGAATGAAGATGGAGACCGAGGAACCGAACGAGGACGAGGAAGTCGATGTTGTCCTCGATGAAATTAAAAAAAAAGAGACGCCGGGGGCCTGACATATCGCATGATGGTATCCTTCGGCCTGATTGCCGGGCTGAAGCTCCCCGAGATGGGAAAGCTGACGCCCGGCTTTGTGTGTGATCTGTACATCTACCGGCAGCGGTACGATGACCAGGAGCATGGGATCAAGCGCACCAGGCGGCCACGGTGCGAGGACTGACGAGAGGGTGGACACATGGCGCGGAAGAACGAGATAAAAGCCAGGCTCGTGCTGGAAGGCGAGCAGAAATACAATAAGGCGTTGAAAGACGCGGCGAACGCCGTAAAGACACTCAACTCCGAGCAGAAGCTGGCGGAGGCGCAGTTCAAGGCGACCGGTGACGCGGAGGAATACCAGGCGAAAAAGACGGAGATCCTGCGCAAGCAGATTGCAGAGCAGGAGAAGGCCGTCGAGGCTGCCGAGAAGGCTGTAAAGGATCTGACGGAGCTGGGCGTAAAGCCGAACAGCCAGCAGATGCAGACCTGGCAGCGGAAACTGGCGGACGCGAAAACACGGCTCCAGAATATGCAGAACGAGCTGACCGACACGGAGGCGGGGCTTGACTCGCAGGGCCGGAAGTTCGAGGAGACCGGACGCGCAGCCGGTGAATACCGTGATCAGATCGATGAGGCGGCGAAGGGAATCGACTTCCAGAACACCATCGCCGCGATCGATAATGTGCGGGATCACATCGCTGGCGTGATCAAGGCCACGGCCAGGGCAGCCAAGGCCATGTGGGACTGGGAGGCCGACGCGGGGAAATGGGCGGATGAGCTTTCCACCACCGCCCGCCAGATGGGCATCGACGTGGAGACCCTCCAGAGCTGGCAGTATGCCTCCCGGTTCATCGACACCGACGTGGAGTCGATCATCGGGGCGCAGGACAAGCTCGTGAAAAACATGGGCAAGACCAGCGACGAGGTGACCGCCATGTTCGCGGCGCTGGGCGTGAAGATCCGCGAGGACGGGCCGCAGGCGGCACTCCGGGACGGACAGGCGGTATTCTGGGACGTGATCGACGCGCTGCGGGAGATGGGCGACACCACCGAGGCGGAGCTGATCTCCCAGACGCTGCTGGGGCGGAGTTACCGCGAGCTGAAGCCGCTGATCGAAGCGGGATCTGAAGCCTATCTGGCGATGGCGGAGGAAGGCCGCGAGGTTGGCGTCGTGAGCGCGGAGAACGTGGAAGCGCTGGGGCGTTTGGACGATGCGAACCAGAGGCTCACGGCAACATTGGACAAGACCAAGTATTCTCTGCTGGCGGAGCTGGCCCCGACCTTTGAAACGGTGGCGGACGCGATGGCGACCGCCGTGTCCGCGTTCAACGATTTCCTGCAGACCGAGGAGGGCCAGGCGGCGCTCGATGGACTCAATGACGCGCTGTCCGGGATCATAACCAGTATCGTGGGGGAGAATGGCGAAGGCTTCACCAAGATCGTGGAGGGCGCGAAAGCGGCCATCGATGGGCTGACCGCCGGGCTTAATTGGATCGGCGAAAACGGCGAATGGGTGGCCAGAGCGTTTGAGGCACTGGGGCTGGCGTGGGCTGGCCTGACCATCTCCAAGAATGTGATGATGTTCCTCCAGTTGATGAAGGCGATCCCGTGGCACAGCGTGGGCAACGCTGCCGGGAAGCTCGCGGGAGCATCCGGCGGAGGGTCGGCGGCTGCTGGCGGAGGCGGAGCGCTTGCCAAGGTGGGCAAGGCCGGGAAATCCGTATTCGGTGCGCTGGGCAGCTTCGTCGGATCTGCGGCCCCGATGGTGGGCGCGGGTCTGGCTGGCGTGGCGCTGGCGGTTCCGGGTGCCTATCTGCTGGACAAGCAGTACACGGAGGAGAGATACGGAGAGTATAACGCACTGCTGGACAAGCTCCCGGGAATTGTAGCCGGGGCGATGGGCGGAGAGCATGGCATGGAGGCGCGTCTGCTGGACGCGATCCAGACCGCGCTGGAAACCTATGAGGCCGAGGGCGACATCGACCCGTTGCGGAGCGTATTCGAGGAGTACGCGGACAATCTGGCCGAGATGGTGGAGTTCGACATCGGCGAGGCGCTGGACAGCGAGCAGTTCCGGGCTATGGACTGGGCGGATGCCGGATATGATCTGGTGACCGAGCTGGCCAAGGCGATCGAGAGCAGCTCCACAACGGCAGAGGAAACCGCAAGCACCGCAGGCGCGAACGTGGCCGCCAGCGTGGCGAGCGGCATCGAGGCCAACATCTGGCGGGTGCGTAACGCCATGGCCAGCATGATGAGCGCCACCAGCGCGGCCCCGGTGGTATCCGGCGGCGGGCTGCTCTCCGGCGCGGCACGCGGCGCGGGGAGCACCACGGCGGTGATCATGATGGATAAGACGGTGGTGGGCCGGATGGTCGCGCCCAGCGTGGACAGGACGATCGGCGCGACGGTGGCGGCGGCCCGGCGAGGAGGCTAAAATATGGCAGTACAGAGACGGCTCAACGCGTGGATCAACAACCGGGATCTGCGGAGCCTTGACCAGCGCATCCTGATCCGCAGCATCGACGAGGAAGCCCCGGAGGTGGACACGCAGTATGCGGACATTCTGGGCGGCGTGGGCCAGCGGGTGCAGTACCAGCGGCGACGGAACCGGCGGATCGTGATTCAGTTCTCTGTGCGGGAATTGTACGACCTGGCGGAGCGGGCGCGGGTGATCGACAAGATCAACGGCTGGGCGCAGGAAGGATATTTACAGGTATCCTATCGGCCACAGAAACGGATCTACGTGCACCGGGTGACCCCGGCGGCCAGCGACAACATCCGGGACTATACCAGCGTATACACCGTAGAATTTGCCGCGAGTGTATGCCCGTACTGGGAGGATGTGCTCACCGGGAGCTGGACGGGCACCGGGACGAGCGGCACCGGCACGCTGGTGACCGGAGGCAACGCGCAGACGCCCATCACGGCGGTGATCACACCCAGCGGGGCGCTCAATACCCTGACGCTCACGGCGAACGGGCAAAGCATGAGCTTCACCGGCCTGGGCGTGCCAAGCGGCAAAACGATGACGGTGGAATATGACACGCGGGGCATCCTCCAGATCATGGCGGACGGCATCTCCCGGATCAGCGCGAGGACGCCCCAGAGCGTGGACGAGCTGATGGTCAACCCCGGCACGGTGGAGCTGGGCTTTACGGCGAATGTGAGCTGCACGGTGACCATGATGGCGAGGGGGAGATGGCAGTGAGGCTCCCGAGACTGCTCAACGCGGATTTCAGCGAGAAAACCAGATTGCACCCGGTGGCCATGTCCCTGTCCATGAAGCTGCGGGAGACTTCCACGGCGGAGATCACCCTGGACGAGCAGGACGCGGACGTGAAGATCCACGACTGGGTGGAGATCTATACGCCCCAGGGCAGCGCGGGCCTTTTCCGGGTGACGAACATCAGCCGCAACATACTCCGGGAGCGGGTGCTGACCCTGCGGCATGGCATCGACACGCTGTGCGACGGAGTGTACAAGGCACAGACGGACTACGACGGCACCGTGGCGGAGTTCCTGGGCAACATCATGGCCCAGCAGACGGTGGTGCGGTGGCAGCTTGGCACCTGCGAGGATACGAGCGCATACGCCCGGCAGGGGATCAACTACGACCAACTCTCCAGCCTACTGTGGGCGCTGGCGGACGAGCGGAACGGGTATTACCTGACCTACGATTTCAGCACCACGCCGTGGACGGTGAATTATCTGGCGCTTCCGACTTCCCCCGCGTGCGAGTTCCGGATCTCGCGGAATGTCCAGACGGTGGGCATCGACCGGAACGACGATGACCTGTGCACCCGGCTGTATCTGTCCGTGAACACGGCAGTCACGGGCGACGATGGGATCACCGAGACGCAGACCGAGCTTCAGATCCACAACAACGCGGCGGCGCAGGCCATCTATGGAATTGTGGAGAAAACCGCCGACATCGACACGGAAAACGTGGCGGATGTGAGCGCCTGGGTACAGCGGTACATGGATGACCACGCGGCCCCGACGATCCAGATCAGCATCGACGGCTACGAGCTGGCGGAGCTGACCGGGGACACCTGGGACGAATACGACCGGGGCAAGCTGGCGCGGGTGGCCATGCCCAGCGTGGGCGAGACCATCCTGGAGCGTGTGGTGACGGTGAATTACCCCGACTTGCTGGGAGATCCGGAGCACGTGGAGGTGGAGCTGGCCAACCGGCTGGACAGCGTATCCAGTACGCTGGCGCAGCTGGAGCGCGAGGCCAGGCAGGCGGCGAGGGGCGCGAGAGGCGCGGCCCGGAGCGGTGTGCGGGTGCAGGAGATCAAAAACATCGCCACCACCGTCGAGGGCAATGTGGATGACATCGACAAGATCTTCATCAAGACCGCCATCGACCGGTTGACGGCCAACGAAACCCTGTACAGCAGGACGGCGGACAACGCCGACGGCATCAGCAACCTCAACAGCAAGACGGGCATCGCCAGCCTGGGCACCGGCGAAACCCTGTACAGCAATATCCAGAAGGTGGACGTGAAGGTGGGCGCGGTGCCTGCGGGATCGAACCTGTACGGACTGTACCAGGGACAGGAATCGAGCATCAGCACGATCAACGATAAAACGGGCATCGGCAACCTGGCAACCGGGGAAACCCTGTACGGCAAGATCAGCACCAACGCGAGCGACATCGGCGCGGTGAGCGATAAAGTGGGATCGGTGCCGAGCGGGCAGAATCTATATGGATTGTACCAGGGGCAGGAGAGCAGCATCTCCACCCTAAACAGCAAGACGGGCATTTCCAACCTTGCCAGCGGGGAAACCCTGTACAGCCGCACGGCCAACAACGCCAGCGACATCAGCGGCCTATCCACGCGGGTGGGCGCGATGGAAACAAACACGAGCGGGATCAGCAAGAGCGGCGACACCACCACGATCAGCCATCTGGCCATCGGAAACGGCGCATTCGACTTGGACGGGCGATCCGCGTCGTGGCAATCCCAGTATGTGTTGACCAGCCTCACGATCACGATGCCGAGCATCACGCTGTCCGTTGCGCATGATTTCGTGTGGGCAAACGGGTCTTTTTCCAACCTGGCCGCCGTGACCGGGAGCCGGGTCATCACTGCGTACACCGCCGGATCGGTGACTGGGCCGAGCGGAAAGACGATTTATTACGTGGGCGGGCCTGCCCCGAACTGAGGAGGATAACATGAATCACCATGAACTGATAATGGGAATGTACCAACTGCTGGATGCGCTGAATGTGGAAGGCGTGAAGAACTGCCAGATCGTCACGGAGATGTACAGCAGACTCCAGGCGCTGGACGGCGGCATCGCGCAGGAGCAGGATCGGCACCGGCAGGAGGTGGAGCTGCTGAGCAAGCAGATCGAGAAGCTGACCACCCCGCACCCGGAGGAGGGCGAGCAGGTGGTGGGCGGCGAGGTGTACCACCTGGGCGATCAGGAGATCATCGACGGGCATGTGTATGACGTGGGCGTGCCCGGAGGGCACAGGAAGGAGACGGACGAATGAACATCATCATCGAGCGGACTATCGAATTAAACGCACCGCTCCTCACGGAGCCGCTGCCGGGGAGCCTGTTCACCACGGAAAACAAGGCGCACCAGTTTTTGATCGGCTGCACCCAGAGCGGCCTGCCGATCACCCTCTCCGGCACGGTGAGCGCGAAGTTTATCCGGGAGGCCAACAACACCACCATCCTGATGAGCGGAAGCATCTCCGGCGGCAAGGCAAGCCTGATCCTCCCGGCGGACTGCTATAATATTTCCGGGCGCTTCGACCTGACGATCTTCGTCACCTCAAACAACGTCACCACCTGTATTTACAGCGCCACCGGCAGCGTCAAGGCGGCGCAGGACGGCACGCTGGTGGATGAGGGCACGGTGGTGCCCAGCATCGAGCAGCTGCAGCAGGATGTGACGAACCTCCAAAATAACAAGGTCAACCGGGCGGGGGACACGATGACGGGGCCGCTGAATCTTCGGTCTGCAACGGTATTTTCGACTGGTGACGGATACGCGAGACTGTATTATAAGGATACGGTAAGCGGGGCCAACCTCGCGGCGTTAAACTTGCTTATATCTAACCGCAGGCTCTTTGCCACGGAGTATTCGGCGGGATCGTCCAACGTTGAGCGGTTCTATTTTCCCGCGCCAGACGCGAATCGGACGGCAGATGGGAATTATGACATCCTCACGACCAAGAGCGCAAAAATTGTTCCCGTGTACGATTCGTTGTGCGCTTGGGGGAATTACGCTATTGGCACAACAATAACTCTCACACAGCCGTACACGAATTACGATGAAATTATCGTGTTTTCTGGGTGGAACTCTACTTCAGGCGGCAACTGGGTGAACATCTTCCCGGTGCCGATTTTGATGTCCCCAGACCGTGTGCTTGCGGTGATGGGGTCTGGAATCAACACGGGAGGAGAGTCGATGCGAAAATCGCTGACCGTAGTGGATAGCACACACATCACAGTAAGCGACGGATACGGGGATAACACAAACATCCTCATCCGGCAGATTTTCGGCAAACGGTACACGATTACAGCATGATGTGGTACGCATTGATCATTCTGGCGGTGCTGGTGTATCTGTATCTTACGATGTGAGGTGATATGATGGCGGTATATGTTGGATCGGCACGTATTGACGAGCATGGACAGGCCCACGGCGGCATGGCGGGCGACCAGACCGGAGGCGAGGTGGCGAGACAGCGGTGGTATCTGCACACACAGGGATCGTGGCGGGTATTCCGGGCGCGGGAAAAAGACCGCGCGGAGATGATCGCCCGGTGCATGCAGGCGGCATGCGACAACCATCACATCGGGTACGACCAGTATCAGCGGGACACGCTGTACAATACGGCCCGGCTGGTGGGCTTCGACTGCTCGCTGGTGGACAAAGACGTGGAGACGGACTGCTCCGCGCTGGTGAGGGTGTGCTGCGCATACGCGGCGATCGACACCGGGAACTTCCGCACGTACAACGAGCCGCAGGCGCTCATGAAAACCGGGCATTTCAACGAGATGGTGGGCGCGAAGTACCAGAAGCGGCCCGACTACCTCCGGCGCGGTGACATCCTCGTGACGCCATCCTCCGGGCACACGGTAGTGGTGCTGAGTGATGGGAAATACGCCGATAATGCGGACGATATACAGGAGGAGATGGACGAGATGGACACGATCAAGCAGGGCAGCAAGGGGCCGCAGGTGCGGACGCTGCAGCGGCTGCTCAACGCCATATGCGGGGAGAAGCTGGACGTGGACGGCGACTTCGGCCCGGCGACGCGGATCGCCGTGGCGGCCTACCAGACCACGCGGGAGCTGGAGATCGATGGAGTATGCGGCCCGATGACCTGGACGCGGCTGCTCAAAGGAGAGTGATCGGCATGCCGGAGGGGATCGTGGTGGCGCTGATCGGCCTGGCTGGGTCTGGCATCGGGTCGCTGGTGGGCGTGTTGGCATCGTCCAAGCTCACGCAGTACCGGATCGAGCAGCTGGAGCACCAGGTGGCCAAACATAACAATTTGATCGATCGGATGTACAAGGTGGAGGAGAATCAGAAGGTGATGGACGAGAAAATCCGGGTGGCGAACCACCGGATCGATGACCTGGAAAAGAGAGGAGCATGAGCATGGAGCAGAACAGGATGAGATCGTGGGCGCTGTGGAGCGCCGTGCTGGGTGAGATCGTGAGCGTGCTGGCCATGACCGGCATGCTGGAAAAATGGGGACTCACCAGCGATCTGGTGGAGAAGATCATCGCCATCATCGGCGAGCTGCTGGCGATCTTCGGCATCGTCAACAACCCCACGGTGAGCGACAGGCTGTAAAAAGAGGGCGGGAGAGATCCCGCCCTCTCTGTTTTAGCAAATGGAATATGCCATTGTAATGGGATAGACCATTTGCATATGATCAAAATTTCCAGCGGATGGTTATGGATCGGCCATCCAGCTCGATACGATCGATCAGGGACTCCACAAGGCTGCGCTTTTCGGCGTACACATCGCGGGCGATGACATCCGCGAAGGTGGCGACGATCTGCGCGGCTTTTTTTGTATCCATTCCCCGGTACGCTGTGAGGGCTTCAATTTCGCCCTGTAAGCGTTTCTCGCGTTCGGCAAGGGGATCGACCCGGTTTTGCAATTCAGTGGCGGAAAAGGCGGTTTTTGTGACGTACAGATCAAGCAGGCGATCCTTCTGTCGGCGGACATCCGCGAGGGAGGCTTCCAGCATGGCCATGCGCTCATCCGTAGGTGGCTGCGAACTGGTTTTTTTCAGCTCCGATGGATTGGTGGAGAGTTTGGCGATCTGATCCAGGATGAGCGCGTCAAGCTCCGTCTCACGCCAGTATGTATTTTTGCAATTCGGATCGCGTATCATTGAGGCGTTCCGCTTCATCGCCGAGTAACATGCATAATAAATCGAATAATTTGTTTTGTGAACGCCATACCGGGCACCGCACCGTGCGCACCAGATCAGTCCTGACAGCAGGTGGTTTCTGCCGCTGACGGCCTGTTTTTTTCGTGCCTGCTCCGAGCGCACCGAGAGCCGATCATGCACCGCGTCGAACAGCGCCCGATCGATGATCGGTTCATGGTGACCCTCATAGGTTTGGCCCGAAAAGACGATCCGACCGATATATACCGGGTTTTGCAGCACCTTGCTGATCGTGCATTCCGACCAGATCCCGTGCCGGTGCGAGATGCCAGCGGCGAGGAACTTCTGCGCGATCTGGCGGAGGGACAGGCCGGAGGCATAGAGGCGGAAAACCTCCCGCACTTGCATGGCCTCCGGGGGATAGACCACCAGCTCGCCGTCGGTATAGTCATAGCCGGTTGGGGCGGATGATCCGCCGTGGTATTTGCCCTCTTTCGCCCGGGCCTCGCGGCCCATGGTCATCCGCTCTTTGATCTGTTCCCGCTCCAGCTGCGCAAAGACGGCGAGGATGCCGATCATGGCCCTGCCGAAGGGCGTGCCGGTGTCGAATGATTCCGAGATGGAAACAAATTCGCAGCCGTGGGCGAGGAATACCCGCTCGATCAGGTACAGGGTATCCAACTGCGAGCGGGAGAGTCTATCCAGCTTATACACCACCACCCGGGACACCATGCCAGCTTCCACGTCCCGGATGAGCTGCTGAAGGGCTGGGCGATCCGTGGAGCCTCCGGAGTATCCGGGATCGGTGTACAACTTCACATCGCGCCAATTCATAGCGTCACAGTAGGAATTGAGCCGGGCGGCCTGCTCATCGATGGAATATCCTTCCCGGGCCTGCTCCTGTGTGCTGACGCGGGTGTACAGGGCGATCATTTGAACCCCAGCGCCGCGCCGGTGTATGGGGTAAATACGGCTTTGCTGGTTGATATTTTTACGATCCAGCCCTCCTGCAGGTTGACAGTGAGATTTTCACCATAGTCAACGAGATCGAAATATTTGTAAATAGTCGCTTCTGGGCTGACAAATTGCTGGATGATCAGATCGCCATAACTGGCGTTGATCGTCCACTTTCCTGCTGGTATATCATCTCCTACTGTATATACGCCCTGCGGGACAACGACTTCCTGCCACCCATCTGAGGCCCAGAGGGCCGCATCAACCTGCGCCCGGAGATCGAGCAGCTCCTCAAAGGACATGCCGGAGAGATCGATGGCGGCATAAGCGGCAGCGCCCACCAGGACGAGTACGAGCAGAACACACAATACCTTTTTCATGATGTTACCTCCTCTTTCTTCTGCGCAGTTCTACTCCCACGCCGATGATCTCAACCGGGAGATCGCGCACCTGATCGGCGGTGTACATGAGCGGTGAATACGCGGGGTTGAGCGGTTGGAGCACCATGCCCGAGTCGAGCAGGCGCACCCGCTTGAACGTGGCATCGGTGCCGTTGATCCGCACGGCACAGTCATCCCCGGTTTCACACTCCTGCGTGCGGCGGAAAATCACTACATCCCGATCCTGATATTCCGGGAACATGGAGTCGCCGGAGAGGCGGACGGCAAAATACTCTTTTCCGCCTGTTGTCCATGCCTTCGGGATCTCCTCCCAGTCGATCACATCATCGATGGCCTCCGTGGGGATACCGGCGCGGATTGAGTCATACACCGGGACACGCAGACTTTGCGGATCGCCGACATCTTCATCTGCGCCCAACAGCCACCCAGCGGAAACGTGCAGCACTTCGGCCAGCTTTGCAATCATTTCGGTGCCCGGGTCGCGCGTGCCGCCCTCCCAGGCCGTGACGCTGCTCTGGGAGACGTACAGTATATCCGCCAACTGGGACTGCGTATACCCGGCGCTTTTTCTGGCCAGTTTTAGCCTTTTTCTGTCCAAAATTACCACCTCCAGTAATATTATAACATAGAACTGTAATATTTTTGTATTACAAATAGTATAAATCTGGAACAAATTAAACCGCAGGATGTGGTATAATACATATAGTGGTAAACGACAGGAGGTGATGCCGCACGAAAACTATCAAGTATCTCCGACAAGAGGCGAGAATGACACAGGAGGAGCTGGCAGAGCGTACCGGGCTGAAGCAGTCTATGATCAGCCACTTGGAAAACGGCACCAGAAAGCCCAGCCTCCAGACACTCAAGCGCCTGGCGACGGTGCTGGGCTGCACGCTGGACGAGCTGGCGGGAGACTACGCGGAGTAATGAGGAAGGAGGACACCATGAAGGGACTGAAAGGACAGGCGACGGCAGACCGTGGCCTCACGGACGCGGAGGTGGAGATCGAGATCGACCGGCTGCTGCACAGCGAGGCGGTGCGGCTGGCCAAAGCGGAGCAGCAGATGATCTACCGGCGGCGGCAGTACATGTACAGCCTGCGGTGCATGGAGAAGCGCGGGAAGGCGCTCATGGCCGAGGGCAAGACGATCCGAGACTTCCGGGACGTGGACGATGACTGTGAAGGCTGTTGAGATAACCCACATCCTGAGGGACGGCACCATCCTCAAGGCCATCGAGGGCCGGGTGGTGACAAGACAAGACGCTCCCATGGCATACGCCATCATGGAGCAGATTAACGGAGGAGGAGACCATGCCGAGTTACGAGGAGATCGCGCGGGCGAATGAAACGATCCGCAAGACACCGATCCAGGGGAAAGACTACGCCGAAGTGAACCAGAGGATCAAGGCTTTCCGCATGGTGTACCCGGAGGGCTACATCATGACGGAGCTGGTGAGCAATGAAAACGGCGTGTGCGTGATGCGTGCCAGCGTGGGCCGGTACGAGGAAAACGGCGGGTGCCTGACGCTGGGCACCGGGACGGCCTATGAAAAGGAGGGCAGCACGTACATCAACAAGACCAGCTACATCGAGAACTGCGAGACGAGCGCGGTGGGCCGTGCGCTGGGCATGGCGGGGTTCGGCATAGACACCAGCGTGGCGAGTGCCGAGGAGGTGCAGAACGCCATGCTCAACCAGGGCGAGGACAAGCCGCAGGAAACTGCGAAGGCCAGCCCCAAGCAGATCGAGATCCTGTCGGCGCGGTACACCGGGGACAACCTGGCGAAGCTGCTGGCGTCGAACAACATCAGCCGGCTGGAGGACATGCCGAGGGGCAAGGCCAGCGAGCTGATCGGCAAACTGACGAGGAGGTAATGTGATGGAGGGTATGGCTTTTGTTGATCTGGTGAGCATCGCGATGGACAGCGGAGAGCTGCGGGTGGCATCGGCCCCGCCGTGGAGCCACCTGATGCGCGGGGAGTGGGTGACGGTGGAGACCGGCACGGAGGGCCTGTATGCGCTGGGCAATGTGCAGAGCAGCCTCACGGTGCCCACGGAGACGGAGGAGCTGAGCTTCATCGCGAAGGCGTGCGGCGAGACGTTGCCGCTCAAGCGGGTGATGGAGCGCGTGAAGTATGAGAAACTTGACTACCCTGAAGGAGATGACTGACATGAGCGGCATGATCACGGTGGAAAACGACATCATCCTGCTGCGGCGGGAGGTATCCGCGAGGATCGCGGACTGGGAGAAAAAGATCGCGCAGATCAAGGCGGCGGAGGAGGCCATGAAGGAGGCCATCAAGGCCGAGATGGAAGAAAAGGGCATCCTAAAGATCGACACCCCGGAGCTGGTGATCAGCTACATCGCCCCGACGGATCGGGAGACACTGGACAGCAAGGCCATGCGGAAGGACTTCCCCAGGCTGTACGATCAGTACGTGAAGATGACGCCGGTCAAGGCCAGCATCCGGGTCAAGGTCAAGGAGGGCGCATGAAAGAGTATGAGATCTGGCAGGTGGCCGGGCATGATCTGGAATACTTCGACCTGACGCACGAGTACCTGGTGGACGGCATCAAGGTGCCCAGCGTGACGCAGATGCTCAAGTACAAGTTTGGCGGAAAGTATGGCGGCGTGAACGACGCGACCCTCGCCAGGGCGGCGGAGGCCGGGACGGAGGTGCACGAGGCCATCGAGGAATACTGCGCGACGGGGTTCGAGCGGGATCTGCCGGAGGTGCACAATTTCCGGTTTCTGGAGCGGCAGTACCGGTTCATGGTCACCGACATCGAGGTGCCGCTGATCCTGTTTGACGGCACGGAGCCGATCGCGGCGGGCCGGTGCGACCTGGTGATGGAGATGGACGGCATGGTGGGCGGCGCGGACATCAAGCGCACGGCGGTATTGGATCGGGACTACCTGGCCCACCAGCTCAACCTCTACCGGATCGCCTACCGGCAGAGCTACGGCACAGAGTGGCAGTTCCTGCGCGGGGTGCACCTGCGGGGAGAGGAGACGCGGAAGTTCGTGGAGATCCCGGTCAATGAGGACGCGACATGGGCGTACATCGCGGAATGGAGGGCACACAATGGTGAGCATGGTGAGGCGTGAGGCGAGGACGTACCGGGCGACGGCCTGGGCGCGGGCCATTGCGTGGGCGCGTAAGGTCGTGCCGGAGCTGCTGGCGGGGCTGGGCCTCACGGTGGGCATGATCCTGCTGCCGATCCTGGCGGGGGTGATGCGCGGATGAGGTGGGCGCTGGGCTTCGGGAAGCTGGCATGCTTCGGCCTGGTGGGATACGCCGGGTATCTGTGCGCGAGGAGCGGCATCGCGTGGCTGGGGCTGGCGCTGGGCTGCGTCGCCATGACATTATTCGCCGAGGCCATGCTGATCCTGGTGGAGTGGAGAGACGGGTGAGCAGGGAGGCGATCTGGATGGACATCGGGCGGGTGCAGGAGGTGGTGACAAAGACTGTCCGGGGATACCATCCAGGCATCGCGGAGCAGGACATAGAGGACGCCGTGCAGGATGTGATCCTGTACGTGCTGGAGAAAGCGGACGGATACGATCCGGCGCGGGGTAAGCTGGAGACCTGGCTGTGGTGGGTATGCCAGAGCAAGCTCCACGCCCAGCGGGAAAAGGCGCAGCGGATGCACGCGCACTTTGTGCGGGCCAGCGTGCCCACTCCCCAGCCGGATGCGGAGGACGAGATCATCCGGGCGATGGACACCGAGGACGCCGCGCGAATGATCTACGAATATTGCGAAAGTATGACAGAGCGGACGCGGGACGTGGTGCGCAGGAGGGCCGAAAACGAGACATTGGAGGAGATCGGCAAGGTGTACCACGTCACGCGGGACAGGATACGCCAGATCGAGGTGAAAGCGTACCGGAACATCCGTTCCTCGCGGGTGATGTGGCACCTACTCAGAGAGTACAAGGAGGAATATATATGAACAACGTGATCCTGATCGGGAGACTGACCAAAGACCCGGAGACAGCGCAGACCCAGAGCGGGCACACGGTGGTGCGTTTCTCGCTGGCGGTGGATCGGCGGGGCAGGGACGCGGGGGCGGACTTCCCCACCTGCGTGGCCTTCGACAAGACGGCGGAGCTGATCGGCAAGTACTGTAAGAAGGGCGACCGGCTGGGCGTGATCGGACGGATTCAGACCGGGAGCTACGAGAAGGACGGGCGCAAGGTGTACACCACGGACGTGATCGTGCATGAGATCGAGCTGATGGGCGGCAAGCGCGAGGAGAGCGCACCGGAGCCGCAAGAGACCGCGCCGCAGTTCACGGAGGTGGAGGATGATGAGCTGCCATTCTGAGATCATCGGCGTGATCCGGGCGGAGCGCAAGCAGCGGAAGATCACCATCAAGCAGATCGCGGAGGCCACCGGCGTGAACGAGATGACCATCAGCCGGTGGGAGCGTGGCCGCGGATCGCCCAACCTGTCCACGCTGCTGGTGGTGATGGACTACCTGGGCCTGACGCTGGAGGTGCGCGGCGGTGGAGTATGACCTGATCCAGGAGATCCAGCAGAAAACCCGCCAGCTTGAGCGGGCGATCAAAGAGCTGCGGAAAACCGGCACGGCCTACGCCCAGGCGGAGCGGGAGTACAAGGTACTGCTCCGGCAGGAGTGCCTGCGGCTCCGCGACGAGGGGATGGCCATCGGCCTGATCGACAAGACGTGCTATGGCATCCCCAGCGTGGCGGAGAAGCGCTTCCTGCGCGACGTGGCGGAGGCGACGTACAAGGCCAACCTGGAGGCGATCAACAGCCTCAAGCTCCAGATACGGATCATCGACGCGCAGATCGGACGCGAGTGGAGCGGCCCGGTCAATGACTGAGGAGGCGGGATATGGCGAGGGCAAAATCGATCCTGAGTAATGAGCGATGGTGCCAGGTGTGCGGCAATCCGTACACGCTGCACTGCCATCACATATTTTACGGGCCGAACCGCAAGAACAGCGACGAGTGGGGCTGCTGGGTGTACCTGTGCGAGAGGCACCACACCCAGGCCCCGGACGGGATACACTTCAACCGCAAGCTGGACGTGAAATTCAAGCGCATGGCACAACAGGCGTTTGAGGACAAATACGGGCACGACAAATTCATGGAGGTGTTCGGAAAAAATTGGCTGTGAAGTTCACGCTGTCCGGGACGCCCCGGACGAAAAAGAACAGCGCACGGATCGTCATGGCCGGGAACCATCCCAGAGTGATCCCCAGCGCGGCCTATGCGGAGTACGCCACGATGTGCATGACGCAGCTCCTCCGGGTGGAGGCGCGTGACATCCATCGCCCGGTGAACCTCAAATGCGTGTATTACATGCCCACGCGGCGGCGGGTGGATCTGGTGAACCTGATCGAGGCCACCTGCGACATCCTGGTGGCGGCTGGGATACTCCAGGATGACAACGCCCAGATCGTGGCGGGGCATGACGGCAGCCGGGTGAAGTACGACAAGGACAACCCCAGAGTGGAGATCGAGATCGAGGAGATGAGACAATGAGCGCGAACGCGAACCAGGCGGCGCGGGTATTGGACTACATGGGCACGCGGGGCGGGATCACGCAGATCGAGGCCCTTAAAGACATCGGGGTGATGCGGCTGGCGAGCCGGATCAGCGAGCTGAAGAAGCGCGGCTGGCACATCGGCTGGGAGTGGCAGAAGGGCCGCAACCGGTACGGCGAAAAGTACCAGGTGAAGCGGTATTTCCTGGAGGATAGCGATGGCTGACCGGAGGATGTTTTCCAAGAAGATCATCGACAGCGACGCGTTCCTGGACATGCCGCTCTCCACGCAGGCACTGTACTTCCACCTGTCCATGCGGGCGGACGACGATGGGTTTGTGAACAACCCCAAGAAGATCCAGAGGATGATCGGGGCCAGCGATGACGATCTCAAGGTGCTGGTGGCCAAGAGCTTCCTGATCCCGTTTGAGTCGGGGATCGTGGTGATCAAACACTGGCGGATACACAACTATATCCGGGGAGACCGGTACAAGGAGACCGCCTACACAGACGAGAAGGCCATGCTTGGCGTAAAGAGGAACGGATCGTATACCATTGGTATACCAGATGGCAACCAAGTGACATACCAGATGGATACACAGGTTAGGTTAGGAGAGGATAGGATAGTTGAGGATAGTATAGGGGAGTGTGATGGGGACAAGCCCACGCGCACGCGGTTCATGCCTCCATCCGTTGAGGAGGTGGAGGCCTACTGCAAGGAGCGGGGAAACCACATCAACCCGGAGCACTTTTGCGACTACTACCAGCGGGCCGGGTGGCGGCTCAAGACCGGGCCGATGAAAGATTGGAAGGCCGCCGTGAGGACATGGGAGCAGCGGGACAAGGCGCGGGCGAGTGAGCGCCGGAGCGATCCCAGGAGCGCCCAGGGCTACCAGCAGAGGGAATACACGGAGAACATGATCGACTTATACGGAGATGATGGCGGATGCTGAAAAGACATTGGTTCAAGGCGTGGCCGCTGGAGCTGGATATGCGCAACCCGGAGCTGCGGCAGGCGGTGCGGGAATACCACAACTGCATGCGGGAGCGGGTGCTCAGCATGAAACAGGTATTCGACGAGCGCGGCTATGGCGCGGTGCGGGTGCGGCTCCGGGATGAGGGCGGGAATCTGGCCTACGCCATCGACGGGATCGACCTGGATGGCGGGGTGAGCGAGATCTACGGCGGGCCGATCGAGGAGATGCCAGGCGGGGAGCGCTTTTTCCGATACGGCGAGGAGGTTGATCCATGGTAGAGTACAACCGATGCGCAAAGCGGGTGGCCCAGTTCAGCCGGGAGGGCACGCTGGTGAAGATATGGAACAGCGTGCGGGAAGCGGCGGCGGCGTTCAAGAGCGACCCGGGCAATATATCTCGGGTGTGCCGGGGAGATGCGGGGCATCGTTCGGCCTGCGGCTATGTATGGCAGTACGTGGAGGACGGGGCGCACACGGCGCGGTTCGTGAAGCTTGACAGCTATCCATACGTGCAGAGCGAGAGCGCGGCCATTTCCCAGCGCGACAAGGAGCGCAGGAAGTACGGCCACCGGTTCGACCGGATCATGGCGGACATCAAGGCGGGCCTCACCGACGACCAGATCTATGTGAAATACCGGCACCTGGGGATGCAGAGGAAAGATCCGGCGGTATACCGCAAAGTGGCGATGGGCAAATACAGCGAGGGCAGCGCGGATGGCCTCAAATGGGAGGAGATCGTGCGGAGCCTGAGGAGGCGGACATGACACACGAGCAGGCGGAGCTTTTTGAGCGGTTCGCGGGGATCTGGGCGGAGATATACAGGCAGTACCACAACCTGAGGAGCACCGAGGACATCCAGATCGACATCGCGGTGGCGGTGTCGGAAATGATGCGGGAGGACGCGAAAAGGTGCGCATGGGACGAGCCGGAGAAGCAGGAATACAACGCTGAATTTTTGAGGAGGTGGGGACATGACGCGTGAGGAGATGCTCGCCGAGATCGAGGGCGTGCTGGAAGTCGGCGAGGGCATGGAGCTGCGGATCGCGCTGCGGCATGCGGAGGCGTACATCAAGAACGCGGAGCCGAGGCTGATGTCCATCGAGGAAGTCAAGGACGCGGACTTCGCCTGGTACGACTACCCGGAGACCGGGTACACCACGCCGGTGATCCATTGCCGGAAGATCCTGTATCCTGCGGAGGAGTACGGAAAGACCTGGCGGTGCTGGACGAAGAAGCCGACGCAGGAGCAGAGGGAGGCGGAAAAATGGCGCGATTCTGCTACATGATCCATATCCCGCCGGATCGGAGCGCGAGGTGGCAGTGCGGCCAGTGCGGAGGGATATGCTATTACCCGCAGGCCACGCGGGGCGACCGGGCGCTGAGGATGCCGTACATGTACTGCCCATACTGTGGGCGCAGGATCGTGGCGAGGAGGGAGGACGGATGATTGCTGGTGGCTCCCGGAGGAATATTGCTCATGCGGAGAACGGAGGGAAGAAGATGGCAAGGATGATTGACATTGATGACGTGGAGCGCATCTTATGGGATCACCATTTCCATGATGGTGATGGACTGCAAGCATTGTGTGATGTGGCGGAGATATTGGAAGCCGTGAGGGGGCATCCGGGGGCTATTGACATTGTACGGTGCAAGGACTGCGTGTATTGGCTCCGTGATGAAGAACATGGCCCAAATGGAGAATGCGATTGCGGTTGCAATGGTGGCTGGTGGTTCCCGGAGGACTACTGCTCATGCGGCGAACGGAGGGAAGCAGATGCAGATACACCTTGACAGATCGGTGATCACCGTCACCGCAGAGCACTCGCCAAAGGCCAGGCTGGTGATCAGCAAGGGCAGCGAGACGGACACCTATGCGTTCACGGATACCGACCGGGATCTTTTCCCGCTCAAGTACGGCGCGGGGGAATACACCGTGAAGCTGTGCGAGCCGAGGTTTGAAAAGGTGTACCGGGTGGCGGACAGCCACAAGGTGACCGCGCAGACCTCCGCCTGGGACACGATGCCGAACCAGTATGTGTATTACACCCACCAGAGCGGATGCATACTGGAGGCGCGGGCGCTGTGCGCGGGGATGGATCGGGGCCAGAGCGTGGCGGCGATCCGGGAGTGGATACGGACGCACATCGCCTATGACTACATCCGGGCGGCGCAGGTGCCAAAGAGCGGCAACTTGTTGCCGGATATCGGGAGGTGCTATACGATGCGGCGCGGGATCTGCCTGGACATCGCGGGCATGATGGCGGCGATGCTCCGGGGCGTAGGCATCCCGGCGCGGCTGGAGATCGGAAAGCGGGGCCTGATGCGGCACGCGTGGGTGCGGCTGGCCTACGGGGCTATCCTAGATCCCACGCTGGACATCGAGCGCAGCCGAAAAAAGACGGCGGCGACGTACAGGATTGAAAGATACTACTGAGGAGGGAAGGACATGCGGAGCAAACTGGTAAAGGCGGACACATTCTTTGATTTCATGATGCAATACAAAGGGCTGGACAGTGCAGATGGAGATCTCGCCGGGGATATGTGGGCAGATGGGAAAGATAAATTCCCGAACGACAGGAGCTGGGATTTGCCAACGGAGCGCAAACGGGTCAAGGCGTATCTGCAAATGCACGGATCGTGTGCGGATTGCATGGCGGTGTTCAAGATGTGCTGGCATAAATATTATATGAGCAGATATTTCAGCAAAAACGCCGAGAAGATAAAGAGGCAGCGCATAGCATCGGCACGGACAAAAGCAGAGAATTTGATCGAAAAAGCCGTTAAGCGGGGGAACGTGATAACCGTCAGGGCAAAAGATGGAAATACGTATGATTACATTGTGCGCGATGGTAAGAGGGGGGAATGACATGCGACTGATTGATGCGGATATGGCGTATGAAATGGTGGCAAGGCAGAGAGGCGGTAAATACTTGGATATGTACGGATTGCGGGCTGGGCTTGATAAAACTCCAACCATAGTAGAAGCCAGGCCATTGGTACGTGCAAAGTGGGAAACGAAATCTTGTGTGAAGGGCAAACAATACGATCCAACAACGGATTATTGGGCTTACGCACACAGATGTACGAATTGCGAGAGAGTGTCGTATTTCCCAGATGACGTACCGGATGCTTTTTGCAGAAGGTGCGGGGCAAAGATGGACATCGGACAGATGGAGGGACTGGCATGAGGATTAAACTGGATGAGGGCGCGTACATACCCACCCGGGCGCACCGGGCGGACGCGGGGATGGATCTGCGGGCCAAGGAGGCCAAGACGATCTGCCCGGGCGGGGCGATGGTATTCCACACGGGCGTGCATGTGGACATCCCGGAGGGGTGCTGCGGCCTGATCGTGAGCAAGAGCGGCCTCAACATACACCACGACATCACCAGCACCGGCCTGATCGACCGGGGCTACACCGGGGAAATCGTGGTGAAATTGCACAACCACGGGACGCGGCCCTATGAGGTGGCGGCGGGGGACAAAATCAGCCAGCTGGTGATCCTGCCGTGCGTGGTGGAGCAGTTGGAAGTAGTGGACAGCTTCGCGGGCGGGGAACGCGGGGACAACGGATTCGGGAGCAGTGGGAGGTAGCTATGCGGGGCAGAGCGTTAACTGACGATGTGAGCATCGGCGAGTTGATGAGCATGCGCGGAGAGGGCATGAGCAACAGCCAGATCGCCGAATCGTTGGGCGTGAGTGTATCCACGATATATGCCGCGATTGGCAAGGGGGGGCCACGGCGCAAGCGGGTGGACATGCGGGGACGAGTGGCACGGGCGGACGCGCAATATGAGCAGGCATGCCGCGAGGTCATACCGGAACCGCCGGCACTGAGTCACCTGACGCTGGTCATCTCCAAGCGGTGGACGATCCAGGGGGAGCATGGCCTGTATGAGGTCGAGATCGGCGATGAGCGGAAAATCACCATCCAGCGCAATGATGTGCGGATGGAGATGCCCATGGACGAGGCGGCGGGTATGGCGCAGGAATTAACCCGGATCGTGGAGAGATACAAGAATCTGGGCCAAGAATTGGAGGCTATATGAACTATCAGGAGTTTCTTGAGAGCAAAATTGACATCGCGCCGGAGAGCGGGTTCACCGTCACACCGGACGAGGTGAGCGAGGTATTATTCCCGCACGAGCGGGACGCGGTGATCTGGGCGCTCAAGGGTGGCAGGCGGGCGTTGTTTGAGGCGTTCGGCCTGGGCAAGACGGCCCAGGAGCTGGAATGGTGTCGGTTGGTGGCCAAGCACACGCGGGGCCAGGCGCTGATCCTGCTGCCGTTGGGCGTGAAACAGGAGTTCCAGCGGGACGCGCGGGAGCTGCTGGGCATGGGTACGATTCCGTACATCCGCACACAGGAGGAGGCGGAGATGTACAAGGCCGCGCCGGTTGTTTTGACCAATTACGAGCGGGTGCGGGACGGCGACATCGACGTCACACGCTTCGCCGGGGTGGCGCTGGACGAGGCGAGCGTGCTGCGGGATTTCGGGAGCAAGACGTACCAGGAGTTCACCCGGAAGTTCAAGGGCGTGCCATACAAGCTGGTGTGCACGGCGACACCCAGCCCGAACCGGTACAAGGAGCTGATCCATTACAGCGGGTTTTTGGAGATCATGGACACGGGCCAGGCGCTCACCCGGTACTTCCAGCGGGACAGCACCAAGGCGAACAACCTGACATTATACCCGCACATGGAGAAGGAGTTTTGGCTGTGGATGAGTTCGTGGGCGCTGTTTTTGCAGAAGCCGAGCGACCTGGGATACAGCGATGAGGGCTATGCGCTGCCGCCGATCGAGGTCAACTGGCACAGGCTCCAGGTGGATAACAGCACGGCGGGGACGGACAAATACGGCCAGTTCAAGCTGATCCGGGACAGCGCCTTCGGCCTCAAGGACGCGGCGAAAGAGAAGCGGGACAGCATCGAGGCGCGGCTTCAGAAGGCCAAAGAGATCATCGACGCCAGCCCGGAGGATCATTTCGTGCTGTGGCACGATCTGGAGAGCGAGCGGCACGCCATCGAGAAGGCGATTCCGGAGGCGGTGAGCGTGTACGGATCGCAGGAGTATGACGAGCGGGAGAAGCGCGTGATCGACTTTTCCGAGGGCCACAGCCGCATCCTGGCGACGAAAAAGAGCATCTGCGGCAGCGGGTGCAACTTCCAGCGGCATTGCCACCGCGAGATCTTCATGGGCATAGACTACGAGTTCAACGATTTCATACAGGCGATCCACCGGGTGTACAGGTTCCTGCAGACGGAGAAGGTGATCATCGACATCATCTACATGGAGAGCGAGGACGAGATCCGCAACGTGCTGCTGCAGAAGTGGGAAAACCACAACGCCATGATGGAGCGGATGGCGGAGATCGTGAGGAGGTACGGCATGAACGACGACAAGCGGTTTGAGGACGCCAAGCGCACCATCGGCATCGAGCGGCAGGTGGAGCAGGGGCAGTATTATGTGGCCGTCAACAACGATTGCGTGGACGAGTTGGCCCGGATGGCGGACAACAGCGTGGACGAGATCATCACGTCCATTCCTTTCGGAAACCATTACGAGTATACGCCCAGCTACAACGATTTCGGCCACAACCCGGACACGGAGGCGTTTTTCCAGCAGATGGACTACCTGTCCCCGAACCTCCTGAGGGTATTAAAGCCCGGGCGGGTGTTCTGCTGCCATGTGAAGGATCGAATCCTGTTCGGCAACACCACCGGCACGGGCATGCCCACGGTGGAACCCTTCCACGCGTTGACGATCATGCACTACATGAAGCACGGGTTCCAGTTCTTCGGCATGATCACGGTGGTGACGGACGTGGTGCGGGAGAATAACCAGACGTACCGGCTGGGGTGGACGGAGTGCTGCAAGGACGGCACTAAGATGGGCGTGGGGTGCCCGGAGTATGTGCTGCTGTTCCGAAAGCTGCCCACGGACACGAGCAAAGGATACGCGGACGATCCGGTGAGCCGGGAAAAGAGCGACTACACCAGGGCGCAGTGGCAGATCGACGCGCACGCCTACTGGAGAAGCAGCGGAGACCGGTACATCACGGAGGAGGAGCTGGCCCAGACGCCTGTGGACAAGCTGCAGGCTAAATACCGCGAGTACAGCCGGGAGAATGTATACGACTACGGCAAGCACGTGGAGCTGGCGAAGGATCTGGACGGGCAGGGCAAGCTCCCGGCCACGTTCATGGTGGTGGCACCGGGAAGCTGGACGGACGCGGTGTGGGACGATGTGAACCGGATGCGGACATACAACAGCACCCAGAGCCAGAGGCGGCTTCAGATGCACGTATGTCCCTTGCAGATCGACATCGTGGACAGGCTGATCGACCGGTACAGCAACAAGGGCGAGGTGATCCTCGATCCGTTCGGCGGGATCATGACAGTGCCCACGGAGGCCGTGAAGCGCGAGCGGAAGGGCATCGGCGTGGAGCTGAACAGCGGATACTTCAAGGATGGGCTTGCGTACCTCAAAGAGGCGGAGGCCGGGAGGGGGAGCTATACGATGTTCGACTGGATCAGGGAGCAGGGTGCGCAATGACCACGAAAGAGTGGCTGATGCGGGCCTGGCGGGTCGACGAGAAAATCGACCGGAAGATCGAGGAGCGGGAGCGGCTGGCGGCCCGGATGACGGCGGTGCGTTCCCCGCAGCTCACCGGCATGCCCAGGGGAGGGAAGAACCAGGACTGGACGGACATGGTGGCGGCGGTCATCGACGAGACGGACGCCATCAACCGCGAGATCCAGACGCTGTGCAGAGTGAAGCGCGAGGTGCGGGAGGCCATCGAGGCGGTGGAGGACATGCACCAGCGGGAAGTACTGGAGCTGCGGTACCGCAATTATATGCGGTGGGAGGAGATCGCGGTGGCGATGAACTATGACATCCGGCACGTGTACAGGCTGCACGGCGAGGCGCTGTGCAAGGTGAGGAGGGGCGAAAGTGAAACATGTCATTGAATGTCAGTATTGGAGGGTGATATAGTATATGCTGACAGAGACCGGACGGGGGCATGGCCGTCCGGTCTTTTTGTCGAGGTGTGGCCCGGTACACCTCCGCCGGGTACAGGGTGCGCTCATACAGTGAGCAGGTGGGGGCGGGGCGCATGAGACAGGAGGACGAGGGGTGAGAACATGTACAATGCAGACGGCACGACGATCCGCATGACGCGGGGAGACACGGCGATCTTCCAGATCGGGATGACCCGGAACGGGGAGACCTACACGCCGCAGGCGGGGGACTCGGTGCGCTTTTCCGTCAAGCGGTCGGCGCTCAACGCGTACAAAACGGACTTCGCGGACGATGAGCCGCTGATCCACATCGACATCCCGACGGACACCATGGTGCTGCGGATCAACCCGGCGGACACCAAGGCGCTGGGCTTCGGCGAGTACACCTACGACATCGAGATCACCTTCGCCAACGGCGACGTGGACACCTTCATCCATGAGGCGAGGTTCATTCTGGCCCCGGAGGTGGAATGATGGAGAGGATCACCGGGAGCCTGTCCGCCATGCGGGTGGTCACCGGCACGCTGTCCGGGCAGAGCGCGATCAGCGCGGAGCTGACCGTGCCGGAGGTGGTGGAACCGGCCCACTACATGGGGCCGTATGAGGTGACGCCCACGCAGGGGGAGCAGACGATCCCGGCGGCGGGTATGATGCTGACGCGGGACATCGTGGTAAACCCGATCCCCAGCAACTACGGACTGATCACATGGAACGGTGCAGTCATTACAGTATCGTGAGGTGCAGAGCATGGCGCAGAATGTCATTATCAACGGAGTGACCTACCAGAACGTCCCGGAGGTGGACATCCCCAAGAGCGGCGGCGGGACGGCGAAGTTCTACGACACCGCCAGTTCAGATTTTTCGGCTGGTGACTTGCTTACTGGCAAGACCGGATTTGGCGCGAACGGCAGCGTGAGCGGCAGCATGCCGAACAACGGCGCGACGGGCGGGAGCATCTCCACCAAGGCGGGGACGGTCACGATCCCGGCGGGCTACACCAGCGGCGGTACGGTGGGCCTCGCCTCCGGCGCGGTGAGCGACCTGGTGGCCGGGAACCTTTTGCGTGGCAAGACCGTGCTGGGCGTGTCCGGCACCCTGGACATGGTATCCGTGAGCCAGGACAGCACCACCAAGATCCTGTCGATCGCGTAAGGTGGTGGGAGGATGGCACAGAATATCACCTTGCTGGGCGCGAGTTACCAGGCTGTGCCAGCGGTGAACCTGCCCAAGACGGGCGGAGGGACTGCCCGGTTCACGGACACGAGCGACTCCACGTCATCGGCTAGTACGATGCTGAACGGAACGATAGGTTATGACGCAACAGGGGCAAGGGTGACGGGAAACGTAGTGATCCAACACTATTACACAGGCTCCGGGACTCCTTCCGCGTCGCTGGGCGAGGACGGGGACATCTACCTGGAGGTGGTATAAGTGCCGACCGCCAGACTGATCCCGTCCACCTATTACCTGAGCAACAGTTCGTATTTGTCCGTGAGCAATGCGGCGAACATGTACGCCGACACGGACAGCGACACCTATGCGACCGTCACCAACAGCCAGACGGGCACGACATCGTATTACATCTACATCCGGGGATTCAATTTTGGCAGCCTGCCCTCCGGGGCGGTGGTCAGCGGGTTCCGGGTATTACTCAAGGCGCGGGAGAGCGGCGTCAGCACGTCCAGCAGCTACGCGCCGAAGTTGTGCCACGGCACCAGCCAGATCACCTCCACCATGAGCGCGATCTCCACCACGGCTACCGTGCATGAGTTCACCGGCGTGGGGGCGGACTGGGAGGATATAGTCGGGTACGGCAGCAACTTCGGCATACGGATCAACTGCCGCCGGGCCAGCCGGAACACCACCGGGTATATGTACGTATACGGCGCGGAGATCGAGGTCACCTACACGGTGCCAGATCCCCGCACGATCACCTCTACCCTGACCGGCGACGGCACGATCAGCCCCAGCGGCGCGGTGACCACCTACGACGGGCAGGAGTACGAGCTGACGATCACGCCAACGGACAAGAGCGCCACGGTGACGGCGACCAAAGACGGCGCGGACATCACCTCCCAACTGGTGGCCCACGGGGCCGGGGATACGGTGACGGCCACACCGGAGGACGTGACCACCAGCGGGGTGCAGAGCGGATCGAGCTACGCGGAGTACGCGGTGGGGCACAGCGCGGAAAACCCATCCACCAGCGGCACCAGCAGCAACATGTACGCCAGCTCCGGTTCCACCGGATACGCGGCGTACAGCTTTGACATGAGCGGCATCCCCAGCGGCGCGACCATCGAGGAGATCGAGGTGCGGTGCTACGGACACCGGGAGCACGCGACCATCGACAGCTCGCACGTATCCCAGTGCGTACTGTACGCGGGGAGCGCGGCGGTGAGCGATGAGGTGGACTTCCAGAGCACGAGCAACAGCATGATCACCCTGACGCCCAGCCGGAGCATCACCAGGGCGGAGCTGGACAGCCTCACCGTGCGGCACTATGTGGGATACTACGGCGGGCTGGTGCTTGGCATCAGCGTCGTGGTGACGTATTCCACCGGCGGCGGGATCGATCATTACACCTACACCTTCACCGTCAGCGGCGACGCGGCCATCGCGGTGGTCATCGGCGGGAGCGGGCGGGTGGATACATTCTACGAGAAGGACGGCAGCGCCTGGATCGCACTCAATGTGGCGTATGCGTGGAAGAAGGTCAGCGGCGCGTGGGTGAGGCAGGGCAGCATGCGCGGGGTGTTCGACGTGAATACCAAGTATGTGAAGGGGTAGAACATGCCGGGCGATAAACATTATCACGAGCGCAGGCACCGAGAGTGGCGCGAGAAGGTACTGAGGCGGGCCGGGTATCTGTGCGAGGAATGCAAGCGGTACGGACGCACGGACGAGAACGGGCTGCCGGTGAGGGCGACCACCGCGCACCACATCAAGCATCTGGACGAGTACCCGGAGCTGGCGTATGTGGTGAGCAATGGCAGGGCGCTGTGCGAGGCGTGCCACAATAAGGCGCACCCGGAGAAGGGCGGGGCGAGGTACTGGGAATAGGCATTTGCGCCGTATGGCGTTATGCGACATGGGACACGATTGCAAGCGTGATGGCGAGGGGGATCTGCTCCACCCTCGCCGCTCTCATGGATACAGAAAGCGGAGCAGGGACGGGAGCAGAACATGGAGAGACAGGCAGCGCGTGCGGCCATCGTGCGGATGGTCAGCGAGGGCGCATCGAGAAAACGGATATGCGAGTCGGTCGGGCTGAGCGTGCACACTGTGCAGAAGGTGATCAGGGAGGCCGGGCTGAGCTTCGCCGGGTATCGCGAACTGGGCGATCCGGAGGAAAACGCGAGGACGAAGATCGAGCGCAACGCGCCGGGGTTTGAATACCTCGACGGGTACGAAAATTACTATTCCACGGTGCGCGTCAGGTGCAAGCGGTGCGGGACGATCAGGGCGCTCAGCTATGATTACGCGTCGCGCGGGTGCATCGGGTGTGAGTGTATGGCCGCGATACACAATTGTCCGATATGCGGGAAGGCAACCGGAAGGCCAGTGTATTGCAGCGACGCATGCGAGAGGATCTCTGAGCGGGCAAGAGCCGCTGAGAAGATGAGACCGCAGCGCGAGGCGGCCATGGCCGAGCGGGAGCAGAAACGCAGGGAGCGGATCGCCGAGCAGGAGCGGAGGAAGGTCGAGCGGTTGCACGCGTGTCCTGTGTGCGGATGCATGACAGACCGGAAAAAGTACTGCTCCGATGCGTGCAAAAAACGAGCACGAAACAGCACCAAAGAAGCAAGGCGCAGGGCAAAGGTCGCGGCGGCCATGGTGGACAAGGACATCACACTGGAGGCCGTATGGCGTAATGGACTGGGTGTGTGCTACATCTGCGGATGCGTCACCGACTGGAACGACAAGCGCGAGGAGAATGGGACGATCATTTGCGGGGATA